CCCACCCCAGCAGAGCAGCGGAAGGCGCTACTTGCCATGTTTGCCGAGAAGGGGATCAACCCAATTGAAGAGCTACTGGGCTACACTTCAAATGAGGACGTCCCCTTGAAGGAGAGAATTGCAATCTGGAAAGAACTAGCAAGCTACACCCAGCCGAAGCTTAAGAGCGTAGACGTCCAGCAGAACATTACAGGGGAGATGAAGATAATGACTGTGGACTACAGTAAAGTGTCCAAAGCTGACATGGCGACAGCAGTTGACGCAGAAATAATTGACAACGAGGACGGATACGACGAGTTTTTGAGTGAAGAAGAAAAAAATGAGTCTTGAATCAATCGAACAGGCGGTGGCCATTCTCGGAGAGCATTTCCGAAACTACGTTGTAATTGCAAGCGACGAGGACAAACCACTGGCCTATGACATAAGGTTCAGCGACCCATACGCAGCATCGGGTCTTCTTAGCGCAGCATCCAAGTACCATGAAAACTACATCGGCGACGGTGGAGTGGAAGAAGACTGGGAGTGGGCTGAGTGCGACGACGATGACGATATTTTTGACGACCTAGATGAATATTAGTGTCCCAGCGCAGGGATGGGAGCCGAGACCTTATCAGCTCCCATTGCTCAAGTACATGACTCAGAAAAAGCGAAGCCTTCGGGCAGTGGTCGCTTGGCACCGTCGTGCAGGTAAGGATTTGACTTGCGTCAACATTGTTGCGATCAAGGCGCTACAGCGTGTGGGCACTTACTGGTATGTGTTGCCCTACGGTAATCAGGCACGCCGAATTGTTTGGAACGGCATGACTGGCGAGGGCAAGAAGTTTATCGACTACTTCCCGAGGGAACTGGTCGAGAAGAAGAGTGAGCAGGAGATGCGAATCCACCTGAAGAACGGCTCGATCATCCAGCTCATGGGGTCTGACGACCCAGATAAAATGGTTGGGGCAAACCCCATCGGTGTGGTGTTCTCCGAGTACAGTATCTCCGATCCAAGTGCGTGGCAGCTGATCAACCCCATCCTAGCGGAAAACGGCGGATGGGCGTTGTTCAACGGAACGCCTCGTGGCGAGAACCACTTCTACAAGATGCTTCTCAAAGCCAAGTCTGATAGTTCGTGGTACAGCAGCCACCTTTCAGTCAAAGACACTCAGGCCATTGCCCCAGAAGAACTGCGGAAAGCTCGTAACGAACTGAACAATGAAGCAAGGTTCCAGTCCGAGTACATGTGCTCGTTCAAGACCCCAGTTGAGGGCGCGTACTACGGAGCACAGATCAACAAGGCCTACAGGGACAAGCGGATCGTGGACACTATTGCGGTCGACCCACTGCTCCCCGTCCACACCGCGTGGGACTTGGGGATGGACGACGCGACAACCATTTGGTTCTTCCAGCTATTTCGTAACGAAGTGCGAATCGTAAACTACTACGAAAATAGCGGAGAGGGCTTACCACACTACGCGCGAGAGCTACAGAGATGGTCAACCCAGAAGGATGTAACGTACGGGAAGCATTATGCTCCGCACGACATCAAGGTGCGAGAACTTGGTACAGGTAAGTCTCGCTTGGAGACAGCCCGAGGTTTGGGCTTGAAGTTTACGACAGTCAAGAAGCTGTCGATCATTGACGGCATTGAAGCCGTCCGAAACCTTCTTCCCAAGTGCTGGTTCTCGAAGACACACTGCTACGCAGGTATTGAAGCGCTAAAGGGCTACCATAAAGAATTTGACAGCTCCAGAGGCGTTTTTCGAAAAACCCCTGTCCACGACTCCAATTCTCACGGGGCAGACGCATTTAGGACGCTGGCCGTTGGACTTAAGCAGCCATCACTTGAAAAAAAGAAGTCAAAACATGAGTACGAAGTATCAAGTATCAGTTGGTGAGGACTACAGGCTATCTTTGCTAGACGAAGCAGTTGTCCTGTACCACACTCAGGGACAGAACTTTGTCTGGCTGCAGGACTATTATCTCAACTGTCCGCACGGAGGAGAACGCTACTTTTGGAGCACACCAAACTACATCCTGATGGCAGAGGTTCTTGAGGACGAGATTGGGCGATACTGGAAGATTGCTTACGCAGCAAGCCGAGACCCATCTAAAAGCGTAGCATTGTTTTTTAAACTTGCTCCGTTTCCGCTTGACAGAGTCGTGTTTACAAGATACCACAGAATGAACAAACCAGACTCAGAAAAATTTTATAACTGGGAAACCTTAAAACGTATATCAAAATATGGGCTCAAAACCAAAAAGACCGCCTCCCCCTCCTCCACCCCCTGCGCCTCCTCCCCCTCCAGCGCCGATGGCACGGAGAGCGGTTAAGCAGGCAGCGGCTCCATCAGCAAGAGTAACATCTGCTGGACTTATGGGATCGCAAGCCACGCTACCGCGCAGACTGGCTGACCAAAAGAAAAAGGTTCAGGGTCGCTCAGCACTAGGCGGCGGAACGAGCTTATATGGATAGACTCAAACAAAGGTATGCCGAGCTTAAGGTTCTGCGGTCTAACTTAGACAGCATGTTCTATGATGCTCAGCGGTTTGTTCGTCCGAACTCCGACAAATTTGATCACGGGCATACGCCCATGCAAGAAGATGGATCAAAGGAGATGTACGACGACACAGCCGTTTGGTGCAACCAGATGTTTGCAAATGGTCTAAGCTCTAACCTGATCCCCAAGTCCGATCGCTGGTTCTACCTGCGCATCACTGACAGGTCTCAGGGTAGCGTAACCCCAGAAGAGACAGCTTACTTGCAGAAAGTAGCTGACCGAATCCTTCACGAGTTCGCGCTCCCTCAGTCACAGTTCTACAGCTCAAGTCACGAGTGCTTCCTAGATATCGGTGCTTACGGCACATCCCCCGTACAGATCTCTGAAGTTAACGGCGTTGTTAACTTCCGATCACGCCCGCTAGCTGATGTGTTCTTTGACACCGACCAGTACGGAACGGTAGATACAGTTTACTATCGTTGCTACAAGACTGCCCGTCAGTTAATGCAGGCGTTCCCACAAGTTGTGGATATGGATGGGTTCAACAAGGACAACTCCATTCACAACAAATATGAGCTGATTTACACGATCGAACCCAACACGGACAAAGCAGCCAAGAAAGGCAGCCGAGTTGGAAAAGGCCGTCCGTACAGCGTGACCTACTGGTGCCCAGCGCTTAAGCAGCCTTTGCAGGAAAGCGGTTCCAGCTACTTTACATTCTTAGTGCCTCGCTGGTCTAAGCTGGCAGACGAAGTGTACGGCCGTGGCCCAGCATTCTCGTGCTTGTCGCAGATTCGCGCACTTAACAAGATGGTTAAGGAGGCGTTGACCTCAGCGGAGTATTTGAACTTCCCGACGCTTACGGCGGAAGAAGACAGCATCATGCTCCCCATGAAATATGGCTCACGCCAGATCATGTTTCATGAGGCAGGTAGCGAGAAGCCATCACCAATTATGGCTGGGAATCAACCCCAGTATGTAATGGAGATGATTCGCATGTATCGTGACTCCGTTAACCGTGCATTCTTTGTTGACCAGATCATTCGTCAGGAAAAGAAAGAACGTCAAAGTGTTACAGAGATTCAAGACGTACGTGGACAGATGCTAAACCAGTTGGCTCCGTTGCTTAACCGCATGGAGACCGAATACCTCGGACCAGCCATCGAAGCAACATTTGAGTTGCTCGACCGCACCGGAAAGCTCCCAGAAAAGCCAGCAACCTTAGCTGGTGCGTCTTTGGAGATATCTTACTCTAGCCCAGCGTCTCAGTCTCAGTTTGCCACCAGATTGTCAGATATCAGTGCTTTTATGCGGGATATCACCCCATTGGCCCAAGCCAAGCCCGAGATAATGGAGACAATCAACGAACAAAGACTGCTGGCAAGTTATGCTCAGTATAGAAACATTCAGCCCGACATCATTAAATCTGAAGAGGAGCTTAATGAGATAAAAGAAGCTACTCAGCAACAAAACCAACAGCAACAGGCCATAGCTGCTGCTCCGCAAATCGGAGGTGCGATGAAAGATATAGCACAAGCCAAGCAGATAGACCCAGAAGGCGTAGGTCAGTTGTTAAACATCTAATATGCGAGTCCTTGATTCCCTCAGCAGGCTTCGTGAAAAAGCGAAGCTCAAAGAAGACTTAACCCACATACTGGAGACGCCACAAGGAAAGCGCTTCTTCACAGTGTTGCTGAGGGAGTGTCATGTGACTAAACCAGTGTTTCACGCCGACGAAGCAAAGCTTCGGGAATGCGAAGGTCGACGACGGTTGGCTATGAGTTTTCTCACTCTATTGGGTCAGGATGATCCACAAGAACTTATTAACAAAATAGAGATGGAGAATAAATAATATGCTAGAAGATACAGAACCAACAGGGGGTCTGGGCGGTGATATCACCACACAGGTAGCCTCCGAACCCGCAACTGAGCCCAGTACTTTTGATTTTACATCAGAAGACACATATGCCCAGTTTTATGAGTCGTTGCCCGATAACCTTAAGGCGCACGAAACGCTAAAGAACACCAAGTCTGTTCACGCACTTGCAGATCAACTTGTAAACGCTCAGAGTGCTTTGGGAACTAAGCGATTGCCAGTGCCTCAAGCAGATTGGGGTGAAGAGCAGTGGAATGATTTCTATAGCCATCTTCGACCAGAGAACAATGAATACTCTCTACCAGAAGAACTTTCATTTGAAGGAGCAGAAAAGGCTCCCGAAATTAGCGAAGAGAGCATTCAAGAGCTAGTGGATTTTTCTGCCAAGATGGGTCTAAACCAGCAGCAGTTCGACCAACTGTACGAACGGTATGTTCAGCTTGCTGTAGATGGGAATGAGCTAAGCAGTGCCCAGACTCAAGAGACAGTGAAAGCACACCGTCAAGCCATTCAGGGTGAGTGGGGTGAAAAGTATGACGCTAACTTGGCTGAAGCAAATCAAGCTTACGAAGCACTGTCTTCGGAGATCCCAGAGCTGAGAGAGCTTATCGAGTCAGACCCCATCATCGCCAACCACCCAGCTGTGTTGAAGGTGTTTCACCGCATTGCAGAAGTGTCTGGTGATGCGCTTCCGTTGTCGCAGAACAACCCCACATCGGGCTTTGCTTCTGAGAACGTACACGGAATCAGGACAGCAATTCAGGAGCTAGATTCCTCAAATGCGTCACTGATTATGTCCGATCCGTCTTCTCTAAGCATGGCTGATCGCACCAAGCGGCAGCAGGTCTTAGAACAAAGGGCACGACTTTACTCAAGTTTGTACCCATCTGCGTAAATAAACTTGACAAAGACCCTAAACAAGGCTATCCCATTACTATTGGGGTAGCCTTTTTTTAGGTCCCAGTAGCAGCTTCAGATAGCCGTTGGTTCCGTATAACTAGAAGAGTCCGAAAGGGTAGCTCATCGAAAAAAAGCAAACTTCTATTTAACCTAACTTATTATATACTATCATGGCCTATTCAGACCCATCCTACATGGCAAGCAATGGCGCAGGAGCTGCTGCAATCAGCAACGCTGCCGCTATTAACACCGCATACGTTGAATCATTCAAAGCTGGCTTCGAACAAGCATTCCAGCAAACTGAATCCAAACTTCAGCCGTATTTCGAACAAGAGTCCCAAAACGAAGAGTTTCAATACTTCGATCGCATCGGTGTTGCCGCAGCAATGACCGAAGACGCTACTCGTTATGGCGACAATCCTAACAGCGATATCTCTCACGATCGCCGCCGCATCGGTCTTAAGGACTACGAGCTCGGCAAATACATCGACGAGAAAGATCTCAAGCGCGTACTTACTGATCCAATGAATGCCTACACTCAGGCACTCCTTTCATCGGGTAAGCGTAAGGTCGACGATATCATCATCGACCGAATCTTCGGAGAAGCTTACACAGGGCGTAGCGGTGGTACAACCGTCACGTTCTCTCGTGCTGCTTCCTCGACTCGTGACACCAACATCACGATTGGTAATCTGAGCAAGAACGACGCTAACCCAGTTGTTGACACCTATGACGCAGCTACTGCGAAAAACGGTATCGACATCATCTCTGGTAACACTGAAGGTTTCTCCATCGGTGCTAACTACGATGGTACTCCAACTGGCGGCGCAGCTCCTCTTGGTCTTACTCTTGAGAAGCTCAAAGCGGCTCGCCGCACGATGCTTCGTCTTGAGGCTATCGGTCAGGATGACGTTGTTAACTGCTTCCTTACTTCGACTCAGTTCAACGACCTTCTTGGTATTGAGGAAATCATCAACTCGGATTACGCAGTTCGCAAGTCTCTTGCAGAAGGCGCAGTCACCACGTTTATGGGCTTCCGCTTTATCCAAACCGAGCGTCTTGGACTTAACAGCGACGGCGCTAACGACGACGAGCGTCGTGTTATCGTTGCAACACCTAAAGCACTTAAGATGTCTGTTGGTACAGCTCTTAAGGGCGATGTGTGGCGCGTTCCTGCCAAGAAGAACATCCCTTACATTTACTTCAAGCTTTGCGCTGAAGCATCTCGTATGTGGGGTGAGGTCACTGGCGAAATCCGCTGCCTAGAGGCGTAGTCTTATCTGTAGCCTCCCCTGTCAATTCGGGGGAGGCTACTTCCTCTTTATGGCTACTGAAGCAAACAAACTGGAGATACTGAACTCTGCCCTACGCATGGTAGGCAGCTTTCATATCGACGCCGATGACGAATCAAGCAGCACGTATGAGATAAGTACACGTGCCTATGCTCAGGCCGTCACCGAGTTGTTTGGAGACAATATATTCAATTACAACACAAAACGAGCTACGCTCTCTGGAACCGAGTCTTTGGAGTTTACGAACTTCAAGTATGAATACACGCTTCCTCTTGATTTTAATTTGTTTCTGTACATAGAAAGTGCAGAAGATATCCTTATTAGTGATTTTCGCTTTGCAAACGGAAAGCTTTACTCTGACGAAAGCACACTGAAAATTACATACACTTATGTCCCAGATCTAGAAACATCTGCATCTGGGCTTCCTGCTTTTATTACTCGACTGCTTACCTTGCACATGGCGCAAAACATGAGCATTGAGTTGTCTGGTTCGGAAAATAGACACGAGATACTACACAAGCAATACGTTCTCGCGCTTCGACGAGCAAGAATGTTGGAAGGTCGCCAAGGACCAGCTCAAACCTACATCAACGACGGAAATTCTCAATTCATAAGCGCACACCAAAGGTATGGCTCGGTATAGCAACGTTCAGACAGATTTCTCAGGCGGTTTAATCAGTGATTACGTTCTCGGACGCACTGACATTAAACGGGTAGCTAACTCTGGCCGTACATTCAAAAACTTCTTTCCGTCACTTCAAGGACCTGCTGTTTTTCGTACAGGGTTTAAACACTATAACACTACAGACTACACCACAGACAGCGTGGTGGCTGTTGACGTTATCTTAGCAACTGACCAACCATACAGGGCTGTGTTTACTCCGCAGCAAGTGGAGATATTTGATTCTAATGGAACATCAAAAGACGTAGTCCCAACACCTTATTCGGCTGTAGACATCAGTGAGCTACGTTTTAGCTCAGAAACGTCGGAACTTTACATTGCTCACGGTCGCCATAGACCTAAAAAACTTACAGCGGATATTTCATTTGTAGCATCTTCACTTGTATCTAGTGACGGTTACACGTTATATGCACAAGGCGATATCTTGCTGAACGCAAATGTTGAAGTACAGGGTGACGATCAGTGGACTCTATCTGACCTGACTTTTGAAGTAGAGCCGTTCTTGGAGAAAGAAGACGACGGCACTAAATATACTATTTCACAGAACGAGCGCTATGTAAAACTTGAAGCAGACACAGCAGCTTTTTCAGCCATAGCCAATGACTTCGTAGCAAGTCCAGCAGGCTCTTACAGTCAAGACTGGTATGTGGAATACACCGTTGGATCTACCAAGTTACTTGGAAAAGCACTACACGCAGGTTCGTCCACAAACTACACATTGGAAGACCCCACAAGCACGGTTGTTTACGTAGAACCCGTTGTGTCTGTCCTAGACATCGAAGATGACGCAGCTCAGCTGTATTTATTAGATAGCGACGAAGTAGATGAAGCCACACAACCAACAAAAAGCAAAGCTTTAGAGCTAGACGGAGTTGATGTGGACGAAATACATTTGCGCTCTGATACAGTTATTTTCAACTCAGGGTATACGGACTCGTGGGTTAGAGTCGCCGATGACAGGCGAAATAACGAGGTTGTAGTCGGTGAAACTCGGAGCAAAACTCGCTGGGTTAAGATCAAAGAGCATCTTGGTACAGAAGACCACCCTGTTGAGTTTTATAGAGGAACATACGACAATACGCTTTATAGTGGTGGCTCTGTTTATCGAATCTATGAAGGTTTAACCACCACCTTATATCAATTTGGACCAACTACTACTGGAGCCTTGACAATTGTTACGGCTGTGCTCACTCCAACAGGCAATAGAACCTATTCGTTTGTTAATGGTTTGGGAACATACAGTAATCACCCATTAGGCGACTCTAACAACCCATACCCAACAGGACCTTTTGTTATAGGTAACCTATCTACACAGAGACAATTTGATGTTGTATCGTGCTACAATATAGCTGACGGTGTTCCAAAAGTCGAAGAGTATGACTCAGGAAGCTCTACTGGGAATTTAGTTATTCCAGATGCACTTAGTAACCTTTCAGCCACTACGATTGCAAACGATGCTTTGCTGAATGTTACACAAAGTAAGTTCGGTCCAGAAGACGTAGGTCGTCACATACTTGGCCGAATGAAGTCTGGAAATGTGTACATGTCCATTTCTCGCTTTGTAAGCACCACTCAGGTTGTTGTGACACTTATTAACTCCGTCCCTCGCAATAAACGAACACTTGCTTTTGAAAACGGAGGCACCTTTGAAGATGTTAAGCTGGGAGCTTGGTATTTTGATAACTACCCCAGAACGGTTGCTAAGTTCGAGCAGCGGCGTATATTTGGAGGAACTTACGCAAACTCAAACTTCCTCTATTACAGCCGAGCCGAGGATGAAACCAGCTTTCAGCCCACACAGGATAACGGAGATGTTTTGGATACGGACGCAATCACCTACGCGCTATCTAACAGAAACGCCGCAATCCGTTGGATCAACGCAGCCAAAGACTTAATTGTAGGCACAACGGGCGGTATTTACCGAATTGTCCCCAACCAGTACCAATACGGTATTAGTCCAAAAACGATACGGATGGAGCTTACAGAAGAAGAGCCCTGTGAGGCTCAAGCAGAAACAGTGGGTAGCTCCGTGTTTTATCCAGACCAGTCGGGTACTCGACTGATGGAGTATAAGTATGACACAACGCTTAACAGCGCATCCTCTAATGATGTATCAAAGCTTGTTTACCCAACTTTTCTAACTGATGCCATCGCCCAAATTGCCTACCAGCACACGCCTCAGCCTCGTATTTGGGTGCGCACTCGGTCGGGTAAAATTTACTGCTTATCGTATCACAGACAAGAAGAATTCTACGCGTGGTCTGAACAAGACTTAGGCGGTGATACGCAAGTTTTAGACATCAGTGTTCTTCACCGAGGAACAAGCACGCAGTTGGACCAAGTGTGGATTGTTGTCCGCCGAAACGGAAACACTTACACAGAAGCCTTAGCAGAAACTGACCCAGTTCAACTTACCAGCTACCCGATGTTGGACAGCTACATTGAGCTGGTTAAACCAGAAGGAGCCCTGATAAGCAACGACGTAAGTGAGCGTTTCGGAGAAGGAGACACTGTCGCTGTAATCGAAGACGGTGTTTACACAGGCGATCAGACGCTAACCGATGGAACCGTTACACTACAGTCTGCGGATGCAACCCGAGTCATTGTTGGTCTGCGTTACACAGGCGAGTTGCAGATGATGTTTCCTACTTGGGATGCAAGCAATAAGCCAGCCTATGCAGCAGACACAGCTAGAATCGTGTCGATAAGACCGTTCCTGATCAACACATGGAGCTATAAGGTTGGAGTTGGTGACAGATTTGAAACAGTCCGCGTGTCAACAAACTACGGAAGTGGTAACGGCTTTACAGGCTTTGACAAAGAGCGGCCAGTGACTGGCTCTACGTTTGGCGTCGACAATGTGCCCACAATTAAGCACGAAGAGCCGTATCCCTTGACAATTGCGTCTTTAACAACCAAAACTGATTTGAATTAGTATGGAAATCGCAATCGCAGCTACATTACTTAGCACTGCATTCTCTTATCACTCTGCGCAGCAAAACGCAAAGGCGCAAGAGTACGCAGCTGATGCTGCTGAAGCACAGGGCGAGGTCAACGCTCAAATAGACGTCAACAACATGGTTGATGCTGTAGCGCAAGAAAACTTTAAACAGTCTGCTGCCGAGGCTAATAAGTTTCGTGATTTGGAAGCTATCCAAAGAAAGCGAGTTGCTTTGTCAAGAAAGCTTGATGCTGATTTAGCCAAGGAACGTATCTCTCTGTCTTCTAGTTACGGAACAATGGAGGACGTCTTTAGGTCATATGATGTGGCAGCAAACAACGAACTTGCTAGTTTTGATTTTGATGCGTCCGCGTCTAGCTACCAGTACAACCTACAAGCAGGCGAAGCAGGACGTAAACGTAATTTGGCTTGGGATACTGGTCTTGCGCAAAGAGAATTTACTTTGGCAAGTGCAGCAAACACAGCAACACAGTATCGCAATCAAGCTGCAAATATTAGAACAGCTGCAATTGGTGAGGCCGTCGGTGGCCTAGCCAGTGCAGCTAGCATGGGAGCAACAGCAGGTTCAGACGCAAAATGGCTATTCAGTTAAACACTCAAACTGCTCAGCAGCAGAAAGCGCCTTTTTCGGCATTTGATACAACATCCTCTTATCGAAGTGGGCTTTCGGGTGTGGCTGAGGGCATCAGCAAAGTAGGTCAAGCTGCTTTTAATATACAGAGGTTTAAGGCCAATCAGAAGACACAAGCGCAAAAGCTGTTGGCGTCGGAAGCTGCTACAAACTACGAGGTACAGCTTGATGAAGTATCTAAAAACTTAAATGCAGCTTATGAGTCAGGCGATGTCTCAGAAATAAACCGAGTTAAGCAGCAGTTTAATGCCCTTGGAAAACCTGATTTTAATAAGTTCCTTCCCGACACTGCAGGCGGAGTTATTGAGGATATGGACGTACTAGCTCCGTACCAGCAAAAAGCTTCTGAAACGTGGAATAAGTTGAACAATACTTACGAGCTTAAAGCAAATGCTTATAAAATCTCAAACAACTCTAAAGATTTTCTTTCTGCTACCAGAAGCAACGTTGTTAAGGCTATTACTCAAAACCCCACAGGACTTAGCCCTGAGAATTTTAACACACTGCTGAGCGGCCTAGACCCAACTACAAACGTGTACCAAATTCTGGTTGACGGCCAGCCCAACGACCAAACAAGAGAGGCGTTTAAAACAGACGCTGGTAGTTCAGTATTGGCGGCAATCAAGCACCAGTTAAAAACAGCGAGCAGCCCCGAAGAGCTTCTTAGCCGCAAAGAACAGAGTGATGCTTTCTTAGAGGCACACGCTGAGTCTTATGGCTTTACTCCCGATCAGGCACTAGACTTTGAAACAGTTTACGCAAGCAGACTTAAAACTGTAAGTGACACCACCTACTTAAAAGATGAAGCTGAAAAAGAATACGGCTCTGTAACATCATCGTATGACAACTTCTTTAACTTAACAAAAGCTTCTGATATATACAAAGCTGCTTCGGATTTAGAGACAAGAATTATTCGTGCAAAAGATAACCCATATATCTTAGAAAAGCACGCAGACAAGATCGCTGAGATGGAAGAAGTCTTGTCTATGTTTATTCCAGAAGTGGATTCTGAAGGAAACCCAACTACTGACTCTTCTATTGTAGATCGTTTAGCTCGCAGGTTAATTCTTAACACACCCGACAAACGCCCCTCTTTA